TGTGTATTTTACTGTATAGCCTATTAGGACACTTGTCAAGACTAGAGGCTGAGTTTCCTCAGCCTCTTTTGGTTTGATTAAGCGTTACGTGTAATATAGTTAATACGGATCTTGTCGGCACCGAAGTATTCTTTTACTACGGCGATTACGTCGTCGATCTCATAGGTCTTGCAACTAAAAACATCGAGGTACATAGTGTTATCACGTTCAACGAAGTGTGCTGCTAGATTGCTAGTTTCGATCAACTGCATCATGCTGTATCCGGCCTTGCTTGGATCATGTGTAGCGAATCGCGCTACGATAGGCTCGCCGTATGCGACCATATCGATCCTACGGACTAATTCTTTAGTAAATGCAGTAATGTTGTCTCCGTCGCTGATCTTTGCATTGTCGCAGCCAGAGCAGTCGAGCATTAAGTGGTAACCCCAATATGTACTCATCGCATGTTTGTTCCTTTCATATGAGATATTATTTACTTTTTTTAGACAGCAGATAGATAAAAGTGGAGAGATTCTAACTTTATAATTTATATTACTATTTTGTTATTCTTTAGTCAAGAATTTATTGCCTTTTGACATATTTTCTTTTGCTGGAAGATATTGAAGATTATTTAATACATGGAGACCACTTACGGTTTTTCCTCGCAATGGAATAATATGATCAACATGATATCCTTCGGGACAATTTTTATAAAATTCTGCAATCGCTTCTTTATCTGCCCAGGGCGGAACTCTTTTCAATTTTTCTGCTCGTTCGAGTGCATTTTTTGCTCTTATTTTATCTTTGTTACGTTTGGCCCAGTTACGCCATTGTTCATTTTTTCTTTCAACATTTTCCTTAGCCCACTTTTCTCCTGCTTTTTTACCTGCATTTGAAACTTGATTATAATATTTGAAATAATCAGGATGGTTTCGAGGAACCGGAATATCAAATTGTTTGTTCATAATATTATTTATTTAACAAACGATAATTTTGAAAAATAGGCCCGTTCTGTTGCCGGGTGGAGCCCATACCCCTGGTGGTTACGCTGCTAGAGCGAACTCCTGAGTTGCTACGTTGTCGTTAGCATTTATTATTGTTGCCTTCTGTCTCCGCTCGCCTTTACTACTGCAATCGAACCTATTTCGCCCCCATCAAAGATACATTGGTCGATGCGCTCTAGTTATCCCTTCATCGCTATTAGGGAACCAATGTACCTGTGGTGGAGGCGCCGGGTACCGCCCCCGGGTCTTACAAGTTTATTCTACTCGCCTCAACGACATAAGCATATTATTTATAGCAGTGTTTTTGATCTTTGTCAACCGTTGGCTGTTCTTCGAATATCGCTATACATTTTACCACTTCCGTATGTGTCTCCGAAATTACTTTGGAATGTAGCAGCGTTAGGACTGGAACTATTTGGACCGCCACTAAAATGGCACCATTCTCCTCGACCTTGTTTTTCAAGTATACATTGTCCAACTGGTAGTTTGTTCTGTTTTACCCATGTCATTATTTTTATATGGTGTTCATGCCCGCCATGACTTAACCATTGTATATCAGCGGCACAGCCTCTACCATGGTCACCTTGCCAATTATTGTTACCGTTTGGCGCACGGAATCCATTCGTAATATTCCATCCCGGCCAAGCTTCGAGTATTGGGTCCAGGATATTAACTGCTAGCCATGAAAGATTTTCGATTATTTGATCAGCAGTAAATGCATATTTTCCACATTTCTGTCCAGCTTCGGGTATAGGATAACTGCTATATCCTGTTGCGTTTGATACTTGTCCTAATGTTAAAAATTTTGATATTTTCTTTCCATACGGTATCTTACCATCGCCGTCTTTTCCTTTTAACATGGGTGCTTGTACAGTTGGATCTGTACCAGCTCTAGGCTTACCTTCTTCGTCGGACACTTTAGTCGGAGCTGATCTCAATCTATCTTCTGTTGCATTGATGCGCCCATTAGTCATTCTTTCAGGAACAGTTCTTATTTGATTCTGTAGATTAGGTGGGAGTAACCCTTGCATTTGTGATCTCGGTATGATTGTTTCTGCCATTCCTAATCCAAACGAATTTAGATTTTGTGTTAATCCGCTCATAGCACCGAGGCTTGATAGATTAGATAGATTTGCAGGAAGTACTGGAACTCTGCCGCCAACTAGACTTCCGACAATATTTCCAACTGCTGCACCGGCAGCAGCAGAACTTGCCATTCCTAAAACATTCAATGGTAATCCTATACCAATATTAGCTCCCGATGTTCGCAATGCTACGTTTGCTGCTAGCCCCATCATTTGAGAACTAACAGGAATACCTGATACATTTTTGTTTAGAGATATTTTAGCCACAGTTCCAACTATAGTGGAGATAGCTGATGTAGTCTGAGGGTTAGTTCCTAATAAGTCTCTAGATAAATTGCCCGCAACATTTCCTGCAACATTTCCTAATATATTATTTCCGTATGTCTTTGCAATATTAACCGGTATACCGCCCCCATATGCTCCGCCCGTCGTCCTCGATAATGCATTTGCTCCAACTAGTCCAGTATATCCCGGTACTGCTCCTAAACCCATACCGCCGCTAGCTGATCTTAATGCCGAACCTGCTATCGCACCTAGTGCTGCACCTCCGACTAATTGAGATACTGCTCCAAGACTTAATGGTCCTTTTTTTACAAGTCCAGCTATAACACCTGCCCCTAATAAAGATTTAAACACTGGAGGTAAGGCAGATTGGAATTTACTGAGTATGCTTCCTCCCGGAACATTCATCATCAGGGCTTCCATCCCTCCGATAACGCCTTTACCGGCATCTCTAACAGCGCCAAAGAATGGTTCTATTGATCCTTTTGGTTTTCCCGGTGAATCTTTCGGTGCACCGCTATCGTCATCTTCGCTATCCAATCCTCTTCGTAATGATTTAAGTTTATTATCAGCGTTTGTTCTTGGATCGCCAGCTTTCTCTTTATCTTTGACACCCGTTAGTGCTTCGGTTGAAATATCTTTTGGACGTTCGGGCGGCATAACTGTAGCTACTTTACCGTTAACTGATACTGTAGTTGGCTGTTGATCTTTAGATAAAGCGTCTCCCATTGCTGCTTTAGCCGTAGCTAAATCCTTAGCATATGCGCCAGCGTCGCCGATCTTATCTTTGATTGTAGTAATATTACCAACAAAGCCGCCTGCTGATTTAGCTTGATTGATGGCATTTTCAAAATTAATCTTACCAGCTAGTTGCTGTATACCCGTGGCACTTAGTCCTTTAGTTAGGCTAGCTATACTGCCTGCTTTACCTAATACTGCTGTAACTTCGCTTACTCCAGGTAGACTACCGATAGCACCTTTTAGCTCATCTGTTGCTGCACCTGCTGCTCGGTCCAGTCCTGCTTCTGAAGCTGAGTTACTTCCGAATTCGTTACCACCACCGACACTGCTCTGAGCAGGATCAGAAGACGATCCCGCAGCATCACCTTCGGTACCACCTATTGGTGTCGTAGATCCTGCTCCGTAATCGCCGCCGCCTGTTTGTCCACTCGCAGATTCGTTGCTTGCTGCATCAGCTTCTGCTTGATTAGTGGCGCCGTCTGAATTACCTCCGAGATTTCCAGCATCACTCGATTCGCCTGGTGTTTCTGCCGCCGATCCAGCTTGTCCGGAATAATCTACGTTGTTACTGTCACGTTGTCCTACATTGCTTACACCGGAGCCTGAATTACCTGCATCACTTCCTGCTGCATCGGCTTGTTGTGCTTGTTCTGAATCTTGCACCGATCCTGTCGATTCGCCAGGTGAACGGTCGCTAGTATTTTGATCACTGTTATTGTTACCGGCAGCAGTTTCATTTTGTGCAGCACTGGCTTCTGCTTGGTTAGTAGAAGGTGTGTTTGTTGGTTGATTTGCTGCTTGGTTCTGTGCTGCTGCTTTTGCTGCTGCATCGTCCTTATATACCTGCTCTTTGATAGCATTATATTGTGCGTTAGAAATCTTGCCGTTATCTCGGTCGATTAATGCTTGCTCTATACGTTGTGCGCCTGGATCTTTTTTAGCTGTTAATGAATCTGCAAATGTTGGCATACATATATTTATCGCATCTAAACATGAATAAATATGCAGGACAGGAGATTCGATATGGGACAGTTATGGGCAGTAAAAGGCGATCCTAATAGCCACGGCGGTGGTGACCTACATGCAGATAATCCAAACACAGTATTCGTTAATGGTATAGCTGTAATCGATCACGGTCCGGATACTGCTGATCCAGATAGTCTTTGTATTCCTATCGGACCGCCGCATTGCAGTCCTGACACTGCTGCTGGTAGTGGAACTGTATTTGTATACAACAAACCCGCACACAGGAATAATGATCCTAGGATATGCGGGGCTGTTACTGTAGTTAGTTTACAATCGACTGTTTTTTTAGATGGTTGATTATTTTATCTTAGACATTTTGCCTATATTAGTAGTATAGGCTGTTTGTACATCACTAGTACCTTTTATGTACTGACTAGCCGTTTGCTTGTCGGTCTGTGCAACAGCAACTACCGCGGTTTTAGGAATATTAATCTCACCGTTTATTTCAGCAGTGAATAGGAATGGCGTTAACGCCACTCCCTGTGCAGTTACAGACAAAACCAAAGGCTTGCTGATCGTATAGACGAAAGCGGTATCTTCTACTATACGGGCTACGATTTCCTCACCAGTTATCAACTTTAAACTGTTTATCTCGCCTACTTTTACATTTTGTACTATCATGCTGCTATATCCTCTAGCCCGATTTGTTTTTTTAACACAACTGGGTCTTGTTTATTTAACCCTGTGTAGCCACCTTCAACCAATAGTTTATTTTCAAAATATATCTGAGGTACTGTCTTGTGTCCTTGCGACTTTATAAACTCTAGACTAGCATCATCTTCCATTACGTTGATAGTGCTGTAAGGTATACCATTTTTTTCTAGCCATATCTTAGCACGATCACAATAGGGACAATTTGGTTTGCTGTATAGAGTTATCATTATTTTTTCCTCGATGGCTTAATAGCCCTTCTAGTGGCTCGCTTAGCCATCGTCTTGATTGATGCTACTGGTTTCTTCCTAGCAGTTAATTTCTTAGCCATTGATTCTCTCCTTATAATGAAAAGCCTGCGAAGCTCTTATCGTCTACATCTTGCTTAACAGCACCTACGATGTAAGAACTCAGTTCTACTTCTTGCGGTGCTACCTGTACTTCTGCTCCTGAGATCCACTTCTGTGTCCAGGGCAACGGATTTGATCCGCCTTTGTACTTAGTCGGCAAGCCAACTGCTATCATGCGTTTATTAGCGATCCAGTCTACGTATTCGCATAGCAGTTGATAGTTAAGCCCAATCATGCTTCCGTCTTTGAACAGATATTCTGCCCACTTCTTTTCCTGCTCAACAGCATCATCGAACATTTTAATCGCGTCTGCTTGGCATTCCTGTTCAATCTTTTCGTAATCAGGATCGTCTTTGGGAAGTATTTTAAGGAGAGTCTGTGTGCTTGCTAGATGTAGATTTTCATCACGTGCGATGAACTTGATAATCTTAGCATTGCCTTCCATCTTTTTAACTTCAGCAAATGCCCAACTACAAGCAAAAGATACATAGAAGCGAACACCTTCTAGTATATTAACACTCATCAGACAGAGCCAAATTAATTTCTTATGTTGATAAGAATCATAATCCGGAGCATTGGTCGCCATCTTATTGTTCATATCAATAAGTTCGTCGTAGTTTTTACTAATGTCGCTAGCACAATCAACGATTTCTTCTATATCCATCATCTCATCAAATATCTTGCTAGGATTGCTGTAGATATTGCGGATGATGTGCGTATAGCTACGACTATGGATAGTTTCACTGAATGTCCAAGTAGTGATCCAAGTCTCTAATTCTGGCAGACTAACAACTGGACCAAATGCTACCGTTGGTGCACGACCTTGTACACTGTCTAATAATATCTGACGCTTTAGGTTACTTGTAAAGATATGCTGTTCGTGTACTGTGAGATCTTTAAAGTCCTTAGCATCACGTAGAATATCAACTTCTT